CTTCCAGCAGAAACGGCTAATTTAATTGCCGATAACCACATAATTTAATACCAAGTAGCTTCTTTTTTCTTTTCAGCTAACATTCTTTTAGTTCCTCTAACCTTTTCCTTGTCTCCAGTAGGAATATTGTTAAAAGCACCATCCGCTGTAGTCTTAGATCTTGGATCTATTTCTACATTCTGTTCCGGAATGTTAATTTGCTTTGATTTTTTATAGTTTATCATAATATTATCTCCTTAACATTAATTATCTTCTATTACAACAGCTGCTTGTTGTGCTCCTGACTTCGCAAGACTCACTCCAGCTCGTAATTTTGCTAAATCTTCGTTTTGTTCCATCTTATCTTCTGCTAATTCTTGTGCTTGCATCAATTTGGACCTTTGAAGATCTTGATTTGCTTCATCATTCATTCTTTTTCGTTCATTTTCCATCGCACGTAGGTCAACTTCACGTGATTTTAGTTTTAAAAGAGGGTCATTGTCAAATTGTGACGTAATTTTCTTCTCTTCCTTCATATATTCTTCTGTCATTTCTGCAATTAGTGTTGCTTTTCTTGCTTCAACTTGATTTGTAAGCGCTTGTAGCTGCTGTTGAACTTGTGGATTTGTTGCAGCCATCTGTTGCATCTGCATCATTTGCTGCATTTGCTCTCTAAACTCTAATTGAATCTGTTCTTGAGCCATAATTGATATGTGTTCAAGAATATTTTTTTGTATTGCAGCCATAATCATAGGATTATTTCTAACCATATTAGTTGACATAAAATTTAAGTGAGCTGTAATGTGTGCTCTGTGATCTTGACCAGGAAAAGCTTGAAAAGGTTTTCCAGCCATTGCATTAATATGTTCTAAACTTGGATCCATTGGCATATTTGGTGCCGGTGGAGGTAAAACTGTATCAACATCTTTAACACCAATCGCATTATACATGTTTCTATAAATTTGATACATGTTGTGTAGCTGTGGATTAGACGTTGCAATTTGTAATTGTGTTTGAGCCAATGTAATTCTTTGAGACATTGAAAATATATTTGGATCTGCAACTGGTATTACATCTACTCTATCATCAAAGTCTGTTTGTTTTATATTTCTTGCACCACCTACAACATCATAAGGATATTCAGGAGGTAAATATTGTGCAACAACTTTTGATAATAATTTAAATTCAGCTTTCATTGCTGCGTAACATCTTTTGTGTATTGCAGACATAACTCTTGAACCACGTTCTAATAATGCAATTGTTGTTCCAACAGCCGCTGCTTGATTACCATCACCCACTTGCATATCAGCAATAGCCGCGAATCTCTGACCAGCGTTAACTACGATACCTAATAAATTTAATAATGTTTGAGATGGTTCTTTGTATGGTAATGGAAAGAATGCATCTCTTAAATTACCACCTGGTGCATCAACATCTTTAAACTCACCTGGTTGTATTGGTGATGCTTCATCTCTAACTCTTACACCTCTCTGTTTAAATCCTGCAGGTAAGTTTGATAAAGTTCCTGCGTCTAATAATTGACGGAGAGCCGCCGTTGCCGTACGACTCAATCCGCCAATCATGTGAATGAGTCCAAAGCCATAAAATCCAAGTCCAGGCAGAAATTTAAAATGGACAAAATATTGGATCTTACGTTTCTTTAGATCATCGGGCGCGTAGTTCCTTCTAATAGAAAGAACTTTCCTATTACCTTCTTCAACAGTTACGATGTAGGGTAATTTTATTCCAGTTGGTTCTCCGTTTTCACCAACCTCTTCAAAACCTTCTAAGTCTAAATTAACATGACACTCTAACAAAGTATATACAGGTTCGTTCTTTCCAGTTTTTTTACTTCCTTCAAGGTCACGTTCTTTTTTAGCAAGCTCATCATTTGAATCTGTACCTGGAGGTCCTAACTCGACATCTCTGTAAAATCCACTGACTTGTTGTTTTCTTAATTCGTTTTCTGAAATTTTTACTTTATGAATAATCGCTTCCGCATCATCTAATGAGGTAGCTGTATACGGAACGATTAATTCATCTGCAGGTACGAACTTTGATACAGCTCGTCCTACGTTTACATCATAGTAAATTTTTTTAAATGTTGATCCTGCTAATGGTAAATGAAATAACATAGAATCAAACTCTGCTTCATATTCTTTCATTTGATCCATAATTAAATAATTCATGAAATCTTTTACACGTGTTGCTTGTTGTTCAGTTCCAGGATTTTTTAAACCAATAACTTGTGTTCTTACAGGTCCATCACTTGGTAATAATTCTTTGTAAGCTTGTGCTTGGAATTGTGTAACAGCTTCTGCCATTACAGGGTGAGTTGCACCACTTGCTCCTTGAAAAGGTTCTGTTCTGTTTTCGTATTTAAATCCTAAAAGATCTAATCCTGATACGTATGATTGCTCCCATTCTTTTCTTGAAGCTTTGTAATCCATATAGTTTTGAGTCATCTCATTACCAATGGGTTCTAATACATCATCTGGTAAAAGATCTGCTAGATTATCAAAATGTGATTCTGTTCCTGGTACGTTAATTGAACCTGGTTCGTAGTCTAAGGTTACTCCACCATCCTCTTCTGGTATAACTTCGATCGGTCCTTTTTCGGGTTGTTCTTCCTGAACAGCAACTTCTTGTATCTCTTCTTCTGAAGGAATCTCAAGTTTGTTTCTAGTGTTCGGGAGTCCTTTGTCTATTTCTGCCATTTATTACTCCTATAAGTTTCTAACACGGTTTTTCAAAGACCGCAACCCTTGTGAATCTGGGTTCATTGATGTTCTTTGAGGACCTTCGTCTATACCACCTGATAATCCTGCAATACCCCCACCGGCCAATTCTAATTGATAATCTGGTCCAATACCTAAAGCTTTATCTTTTATATTACTGAAAAAGTTAGACCGCTTTGTTGCTCTTTCAAAATTTTTCTGTGCCTCTAATGCTTTGACTCTTTCATCACCAGCTGTTGCTTGAGCTTGTGCCTCTTCTAAAGTTAGATCGGACATTGGATCAGGGCCTTCAATAAAACCAAAACCCATAGGCATATCTACATTTAAATCTTTTAATGCATCTTGTTTAACAACACTTCTTGCTTTTTTTTCTTCAGGTGTTAGTGCTAAAAATCTTTTTGTTCCTCCAATAATATCTGTTCCAATTATACCTTGCTCTAAAGTTTCTAATATAGGTTTGCCTTCTTTATATGCATTGTACGTATCATAAATAACTAAAGGCGTTGCAGCTATACCTAAAGTTTTAAAACCTGCTTTTAAATATTTTGCTCTTTTAATATCATCGGGTATACTTTTTGCCATTTCAAACAGCTCTGTAACACCTGGTATCTTTGCGTTTAGTTTCATTCCAGTTTTAGGAGCTTCAGAAACTAATTTTTTTAATTCTGGTGTTGAAACATTTTTTACTTTTTCAGGAACATTTATATTTTTTGCAATACTTTTTGTAAAATCTACACCAACAGGTTTAAAATTAATATCTACTGCAACTCCATTACTATCAAAAACTGGTAGAATTTCATTAAAACCAATTAAACCTTTATATTCCGGTCCTAATTTTTTAACTCCTTTTTTAACAATGTCGTTTAATTCTTTATTAATTTCATTTAATCTTTTTAAAGCATTTTTTCTATCTCCGTTAAAATCTAAAGTAAAAGCTTCCTCAGTTAAATCTTTAATTGGTTTGTCAAATTGTGCTATCTCTTTATTCATTTGAGCATTAATAACAGCTAAATCTTTTGTTTTAGTATCAGGACTAGCTATTGAAAGAGGAAGCAAATGATGAACTTGATAACCCTTTGGAGGTTTATACGCTATGTTTGTTCTACCTTCTTTTGTTTTTTGAATAAATCTTCTTCTATCTATTTTTTCTTGTATTTTTTTTCGATCAGGTTTAACAACACCTTTTTCTACTTTAGGTGGAGATTTTAAAACTCTTTTATCTCTAACTTTTATTGCTTCATCTAAATCTGATGTATAAAAAGGTTTTTCAGTAATCATCTTTCCATCTTTCATTCTTTGAACTGAGACTTGATAAGTAACACCATTAAACTTTATATGTTTTTGACCTTTAACACCTGCATATTTACCTCTCTCAGGGTTAGCAGATTTTTTAAATTTACCTTCTTCAATTCCAAATTCTTTAAGTTTTTTATTTCTAAACTTTATTACATCTTCTAAATCTGTATCTTTAGAAAAAATTTTTGTAAAATTTTTTCCACCAGCTTGAGTATCAAATCTAAATTTACCGCCAGGGGCAGTTAATCTTATATTTTTAGGAAGTTCTTTTCCATCTTTGACTGCTCCTGCTAGTTTATAACCAGTTCGACCACCTTCAGCTTGTGGATTACGATCCATAAAATCTCTGTAAGGATTCTCTGGCGGGTCTATTTTATCTGCTGTAGTTACTTCGTCGTTATCGAATAGATCTATGATACGTAATAATTCTTCATCCATGTTATTCCCCTAACATGTAAGCTAGACCACCACCTGCTTTTTTAATTGGTGGTGTAACTTCTGAAGCTTCTTCAATAATTTCTTTTCTAACAATCTCATCAATATTATCAACGTCTCCCATAGTGCCATCGTTATCAAAAATAACTTTCATTTCTTCATACTCATCTGCTGGTGTGCCTCTTGTTGCTTCGTCACCTATACCTTTTTTATTTTGAAAGATTGTTCTATCGTTTATAACGTCAAATG